ATTGCGTGTGGTGTTGCTTCCTATCCAGTAAGTGGTGATGTTGAAGTAGATTTAGGTTGGGAGCCTCAATGGGTTTTGCTTAAAGACCAAAACCACGCAGGGCAACCTTGGTGGATTATTGATACTACACGGGGTTGGGCTGCACAAAAAACGAGCGGCACCCTTTCTAGCACTACTGGCGGCAACTGGCAGGCTCTTTTTGCAGAAAGCAGTGGCGCAGAAGTTGCATATACGTATGGCGGGCTAACATCTACAGGCTTCAAGCTGCCAAGTAACAACAACTATGGCGACGGGAATACTAATTATATCTACATCGCTATCCGCCGTGGCCCGATGCGTGAGCCGACGAGCGGGACGGATGTGTTTTACCCACAATACTCGGCATCTGGCCTTGCAGAGGGAACTAAAATAACTACGGGATTTCCTGTTGACATGCAAATACAAGGCTGGACAGGTTCCGGCCCCGGGAAAAACTTTGTTGTAGATAGGCTTCGTGGGGTGCAAACGACAGCAACAAATGTGAATACTAAATGGCTTAAAACGCATGACACAGCTAGTGAGGACCAAGGCTTCTTCACGGAGCAGTGGGACAACACGGGTTACGGTGTTCCACAGGCTTGGGCTGCCGAGACTGGCCTTCGTTTCTGGAACTTCCGCCGCGCCCCCGGCTTCTTCGATGTGGTGGCGTATACTGGAGATGGGACATTTGATGGAAGTTATAATGTAAGTCACTCTCTGGGGGTTACGCCAGAAATGATCATTACAAAATCTAGAAGCAATTCTGACTATTGGAGTACCTACCATTCCGGCTTAACTTCGGATACTTATCAGGTTCAGCTCAACTTGACGCTAGCGCAAACAAACACTGGGCAATCTTGGGGTCCATCTCCTACTTCTTTCAAACCGCAGTATGCTGGAAATACAAACTATAGTGCAAACGTAAGTGGAAGAACCTACATCGCCTACCTCTTCGCTACACTCCCCGGCGTGAGCAAGGTCGGCAGCTACACAGGCAATGGCACCAGCCAAACGATTGACTGCGGGTTTACGTCAGGCGCTAGGTTCATCCTGATCAAGAGGGCCGACAGCACAGGCGACTGGTACGTCTGGGATAGCGCCCGTGGTATTGTTGCTGGTAACGATCCGCACTTGTCGCTGAACACTACGGCGGCTGAAGTCACGACCGACGATAGCGTGGACGCGGAAAGCTCGGGCTTTATCGTGAACCAAAATGCTGCTACGAATGTGAATGTCGCTACCGCCTCGTACATCTTCTTGGCGATCGCATAAGGAGAGCCTACATGGGTTTGATTCGTATCCGAGAAACCGGGCAGGTGGTCACAGAGATCAGCTTCCGGCAGATGCACAAAAAGACGCGGCCAGTGTTGGGTAGTCCGCTCACCCTAGAGCGGCTCAACGAACTCGGCGCGGATCCCGTGTTCGAGGGTCCAGCCGCAACGACCACGGGCCCCTATGAGTTCAGCTTCCGCTCTGGCGTTGAGCAGAACGACCACGGCCAGTGGTTCACTGTCTACTCTGTAGGCCCGGTGTTCAAAGAGTACACAGACGAAGACGGCGTTACCCACACAGTAGAGGCCCAAACAGCGGCCTACCACGCGGGCGTTGACGAACGCGCAGCCGTGGGTGTTCGCGAACAACGTAATCGTCTTCTCGCGGATACGGACTGGCTCGTCATCATGCACACCGAAAAAGGGACAAACATCCCCGGCGCGGTGGAGGTCTACCGTCAGGCCCTGCGGGACATTACCGCGCATGCCAACTTCCCGCACCTCGCAGAAGATGACTGGCCGACAAAGCCATAAGTTTCTATACTCCCAGCACACGCTTATATGGGAGTAAGCACATGACCGATCAGACAACTGCGCTCGTTGCGCAGAATATTGCCATTCAACTTCCTGACGTTAAGCCTGAGTACAAGTCCATGCTGACCAACATCGCGGAGAAGGCTCCTGCGGTGGCTCGGGCTACGTCCAACTTCCACAAGTCGCACAGCCAGTTCATGGGGGTCACTCTCGATGTGACGGCGATCACCCCTGTCCGCTCGATCAAGCACACGTTGGCCGAAATCGACCGCACCCGCTCTGCGCTGCAGGAGGCCTACATCAACATGCGCAAGAAGCAGGTTGAACTGAAGAAGAAGGAGCGCGAACTCGCTGCCTGTGAAGACGACCTCGACCGCGAGATGCTGGAGGTGGAGATCACGGAGATCGAGTCCCAGCTAGAGGGCACGAAGAACCACGTTCAGGGCGCGATCCGCAAGATGAACTTCTTCACGAACCAGTACGACAGCCTGATGGAAAAGCTAGGAAAGGACGTGCTGACGGAAGAGGACTACGAACTCGAAGAGGTCAAATATCACATCATGACGTGCATGAAGCAGGCGCTCAATGCCGCTCGCTCGCGCAACGGCATGATCGACGAAGGCAACCTGATCTACGTCTTCGACCTCGGTATCAACGCGGCACAAGCGCAGGCAGAAGTCTACGCCTATCTCTCGTGGGAGAACGAGATGATGGCGAAGGGCAAATCGCCTGAGCACGCCGATACTGTTCGGTGGCTCGAAGCCTGCGCTGAGAAGTGGGCGCGCTGCCCTGCCGAGTTCGCGAACAGCCGTGGTTTCAACATCCTAGACCGCTCGTCGCTTACCAACATCGCCCTTGAGGACAAGAGGGAGGATGTCTGATGTCCTTCCATCTGGCTGTTGGTACGCCCTGCTACGGCGGGATGATGACGACTGAGTATTGTCAGTCTCTACTGGCACTTAAAGACGGAATGCAGCCGCACGGGCACCGTGTGACTGCTATCTTTCTGGGCAACGAGTCGTTGATCCAGAGGGGGCGGAACACTATCGCGCACCACTTCTTGCAGACGGATGCCTCCCATCTTCTGTTCTGCGATGCCGATATAAAGTTCCGCCCTTCTGATGTCGCCAAGATGATTAAGGCCGACAAAGGCATCATCATTGGCCCCGTCCCCATGAAGGGGTTCAATTGGGAACGCATTCGTCGCGGCGCGCTGCGGATGCACCCAGATTTGCACAAGCTGTCTGGCGTCTTCGCGTTGAATGAACTTGACGGGCACAGAATGTCGCACCCGGACGAGCCGTTCCAGATCAAGCACGGCGGCACTGGGTTCATGCTGATCCGCAGGGATGTGTTCGAGACGATTGCGCCGCACGTCGGTTGGTACTCGAACGGCGGCTCGACCATTGGCAACCAACAGATCTACGACTTCTTCCAAGTCGGCAACGTAGACCACGAACTACTTTCCGAGGACTACTTTTTCTGCCATAAGTATAGGGAACTTGGCGGCACTGTGTGGGCAGCGCCGTGGTGTGAGCTGGGTCACTTTGGGGCACATTGCTTCAGCGGCCAGTATGCAGAAGGAGAGGGAAATGGCTTACCACTGCATGAAGTACAGGCTAACGGCAGAAGGTACGATTCCTGACTTCCTGTATCTTGGTGAGGATGGCGTTGGCGGCGTGTTTGTTGTCGCCGACCCCAACACCCCCAGCCCGCGCGACAATGTGATGATTGGTATCGCCAAGGACGGCGCGACCGGCGACTTTGACGTCGTCAACACCAAGGAGTGGCTCGTTACCTATCTCACTCAGGTTGGTGCTGACTGGACACAGCCGGATCCGAACGATCCCAACAACACCATCCCGTTCGATCCGAACGCCGCCGCAGATTGGGTATGGGGTAGGCTGGACGCGCTCAACGCCGCATAGGTCCACAATGCCCCTGTCAAAGATCCAACTAAAGCCGGGCATCAACCGCGAGGTGACGTCGTACACCAACGAGGGTGGGTGGTATGACGGCAACAAGATCCGCTTTCGGTTTGGGTTTCCGGAGAAAATCGGGGGCTGGGTCCGGAAGTCTTCGAAGTCGTTCCTCGGCATATGCCGCGCGTTGCACCCGTGGGTGACGCTGTCAAACGAGCAGTACATCGGCGTCGGCACGAGCCTGAAGTACTATATCGAGCGCGGCGGCGGGTATAACGACATCACCCCTATTCGCGCCACAACTGCTGCGGGCGACGTCACCTTCGCCGCGACTGACGGATCCTCGACGCTGACCGTGACCGACACTGCCCATGGCGCGGTGGCTGGGGACTTTGTGACGTTCAGCGGCGCTGTCAGTCTCGGCGGTCAGATCACGGCGGCTATACTCAATCAGGAATACGAGATCGACAGCATTGTCGATGACGATACCTACACGATCACCGCTCGTGCGGTGGCCACGGTCCAAGACATCACCATCGACGGCCAGTATACGCCGACGCCTGTACTGGCCGATTCCTCGGACAGCGGGAATGGCGGCGCTGCGGTCGTCGGTGCGTATCAGATCAACGTCGGTCTCGACACGGCGGTTGCTGGCGCAGGATGGGGCGTCGGCACATGGAGCCGAGGTGCGTGGGGCTCGGCATCGAACCAACCCATCGTGACCAACCAGCTTCGGCTGTGGTCGCACGACAACTTCGGCGAAGACCTGTTGATGAACGTACGCGATGGCGGTCTCTACTACTGGGACGCATCGGGGGGCCTCACGTCTCGAGCCGTGAACCTTTCTTCTCTGGCAGGGGCGAACACCACGCCGACCGTGGCCAAGCAGGTGCTGGTGTCGGACAGGGATCGGCATGTCCTTGCGTTCGGCTGTGACCCACAGGCTACACCCGGTACGCAGGATCCGCTGACCATCCGGTTCTCAAGCCAAGAAAGCCTGACAGATTGGGCGGCGACCGCGACCAATTC